GGGTAATGCCTGAACAAGATGAGGTGATTTGACAATCACCACGTAGCTGATCGTTTCCCTTCTTTGGGAGGCGTTAAGATACGCCATGGGCACCCTACTGGGATTATTCTCCGTAAGGAGGTATTCATTAGTAGGATAACCCGAATGGTTACTAGGAGTTTCGGATTCTCCTATTACACCATACTTCAGAAGTCAACTGGAGCGCCATTCTATGGGAGGCAACTCTCAAGTGGACGAGTGCAAAATGTCCTTACCCCTAAATATAATATGAAAACTTTGTTCAGTATCATACTTAGGGTTACGGCTTTGAGCTGGCGGAGGGCTTTGGAAAGTCCTCGGAGTATGAAAGGATATCTTGCAAAGATATCCCTCGTGCTCTTCTTCAGTCTAACTAAAGAACGGTGCCTAGCTGCTCATCATTTCGCGAAGAAGATTTTGGGAATGGGTCGAAAGTCTGGTTGGCTGTTTGTGAGCATTTATTGCAAACATGCAGCCGCCGCCTTACAGACGGCTTACGCTGGTGAAGTCCAACTTTATCAGCCATTCCCGATCTCCTTAACTCGAGCTGGTCTGCCTAGGATCATCCCGACCTATCACAGGCATGTGATTAGGAGAGGAGGTAGTAGAGCTGACGATTTGGTGAAAATGTATTTGTCGTTCTTCTCTCTAACGAAAGCAATTCCGTTAGCAAAGAAGGTTTCGATGGATACATTTGCATCTATCATCACTCCACTGACTGATGAACAGGAAGAAAGTGTGAACAACATGGCGAATGTTGTCAAACAATTGTTTCCTGTTCTCATCCCTAGATACTTACCATGGGTAAACACAATTCCCCTTAAACAGGGAATCACGTGGTTACCGACCTGGAAGGCAATCCCCAACTATAAAGTGTTTAAGGGGTTTGACCTACCTAAGTCTCCATACATTGTGTGGCCGCTGGAATTGCGATGTTTTGCGTCTATGCTGCGTTTTATACACAGCAAAGGAGAGCAATTCTCGCCTCTTTGCCTGTGGCCTCATCGAACGAGGTATGCGTTAGATCCTTTTAATAAGATCTATACAAATAAGGATTTGGATGCTTGTGAGCAATCATTCGCCCCAAATCTGCCTACGGTTGATGGGCCTGCCGCCTCACACTTCTGTTTTGGAAGACTAGGGTCTTCGACAGAGGGGAGGGCCAAGCGAAGGATATTCGCTATCGGCAATTATGTATGTCAAAGACTTCTTAAGCCCGTTCATGAGTTTCTCATGGACGTGCTTAGAAGGTTGCCTGCTGATGGAACTTTCAATCAGACAGGCCCGTTAAGACATATTGTCGATAAGGATATGTACTACTCATATGACTTGTCCGCAGCCACAGATAGAATGCC